TCAACAAGACTTGTCCCGCTTTCTGTTTTGATGGGTTTGTCTTTGCGGATTTGTGGGTCTTTTACTTTGTGTTGCTGCGGGTCGTACTGCTTCAAATATTCTGATGTATCTTTTGATTTTCCTTTCAGAAAATTGATGACATCATTCGGTTTTTTTGTTAATAAATCTTCTATTGTTTCCATATTTGTTTAATAAAATATTCCCTGTAATTCATTAATTGGTGTTGTTTCTTTTGATTTTTCCGTTCCATAACGTACCGCATCAATTCCATGATTAAAACTATCAATCGGTTTGTTTGTCGGTTTTCCAAATTTATCAACCTCATATCTGTAATTACGAAATTCCCGAATCAAATTTACACTTCTTTTTGTTATAAAAATATCTTTGTTTTTCAGTCTTTCAATTCCTGCCCTAATGCTATCTGCTCCTTTTTGTGCTGAATGAATGTTGTAACCTGCCAAATAAATTTCATGTATGGTTTTCGGTTCAGCACTATCAGCAATTATTTTATCGTAGTTTTTCTTTAAACCTAAAGACTGAAGCCTTGCAATGATTTCACGATTTAACATTCCGGTTTGATAAATCAACTCATCTAAAAAAAATGCCGTTTCCGTTTCAATGATTTTTATTAATGTAGTTGGATCGTTTGTAAATCCGAAGTCCATTCCAAAAGTTTCTTTTCCGGTATCAGGCATTTTATCAACTTGTGCCCAGTTTTCAAAAACAAGCCCCTCATAAACTCCGTACTCACAATCAATATGAATACGCCTAAAATTCTCATCACGTTCTGCCCTCTTTTCAATTCTGCCTTTTTCAGTTTCCGGTAAAAATGGATTATCTAAATAGTTTGAAGTGATTACTGTTGTGTCATCGTAATTTTGCAACCAATCTTCCAACCAAAACTGAGAAGTCGGATTGAAGTCGGCAATTACATTTTCTGAACGCCTGGCTAATTCGTCCCAAACTTCCAGCTTCAGAGAATTTATTTCATTCCCGTAAAGCCAATCACGTCTTGCGCCTAATGCTTTATCAATTCTATCTGCTGAAAAAAATTCAATAATTGAACCTGTCGGCTGATATGTAAAAATTGACTTGCTGATATTCCAATTTTCAGCCCTCCATAAATTCAAAGGCTGTGCAAGTCCTTTTAAAATTCTGATAACTCCAATGTCCAAATGTGGCTTACTTTCCGAAACGACTGTAATAATTTGATTTTCCTGTGTCAGGCAAATATTGAATAAAAGAAAAATCATTGTGTCATAAGTTTTGCCTGAACCTGTGCCGCCCTTATGAATGATAACTTTTTTGCCTGAATTAAAAGCCCGTCTTGTACGAGTGAAAATTTTCCCTGTATGAACATCAATAGTTGCTGTACTCATTCTTTCTCGTGTTCGTTATCATCTGCCTCAATCACACGAATATTCAACGGCTCACCGCCAGAAGTATGATCAATATAATGCTGATTCAACATTCTGTGTTCATCAGGTGAAGCCATTAACCTGTACAGAGCTAATTGTAAAGTTGAGTTGTCAGATTTCTTCCAACGATTACGAAGCTCAATTTTTCCGTTAACTTTATTTTCGTTGAGTAAATCCCTTAATTCGTCTAATTCGTTGGAGGAGTCAGGAAAATATAAATAAAAAGTTGCTTTACTACATGGCAAAAGATCAATGATGTCTTGAACAAATAAAAGATTTTTTTCAACTATAAGTTTCTTAGAATCTTCAAATATTTGTTTTTTATCATAAAGTCCTGCCATTTTAAAATTTTCCTTTTATTATCATTTCCCCAAATGTAAATATTTTTTTATTAAAAAGCAAAAATTAAATTTTCCATGTGAAAAATGAACTTACAGAGATTTACAGAAAATAAAAGTCTGTAAGACTTTCTGTAAGACTTTCTGTAAGTCCAAAATCGTTGACTATTAGGCAATTACTTCTTTATTTACAGATTTACATATTTTATTTAATATTATATATATACACGCACGCTCTATATAACCTTTGAGAATCGTTTTTTTTCTGTAAATCTGTAAGTTTCGCTGTAACCTTTTGAAGCTGATATAATTACGACTTACAGAAAACTTACAGATTGTTTTTTATCTGTAAAAAAATGGCATTTTCTGTAAGAAAAACGGTGTTTTTTAGTGAATTTTGGCTCTTTTTGAAGCAATTTCAATTAATTTTCCTTGATTTTTACCCGATTTTCACGAAAAAAGGCTGAAATTTTGCCAAAATCAGCCCTTTTTTACAGAAATTTACAGTTTTTTCACCGTTTTTACTTCAAAAAATCATGTTATTATGTTTAGTTGGTCGGTTTTTCAGCAAAAAACCCTTACATTTTGATAAAAAAATGAGTTGGAAAGTGAAAAAAACGGTCTTTTTCTTACATTTTCTGCCAAAAATATAGCATTTTTTCAAGGTCATTTTCGTGATAATAAACTTCAATTTTGATTAATTTTTTAGCATCCTTTCTCCATTTTTTGATTTTCTGGGAAAGCTCAACTTTGATTTTTTTGATAATTGCATTTTTGAATTTTGAGATGTTTTCGGGATTCTGGATCGGAAATTCTATTTCCCCATGGTACCCCATATCTTCAAAAATATCGTCTTCAAATTTTGCACTGAAATGAAATAACATAATTTTGGGTTTTAAAAAAGTGAATATCCTGTTTCTCTTAATTCTGATACTGCGAATCCGTACTCCTCAATTTCTTTTTTCATTCTAACTTCACGTTTTAGCCAGTCATCAGCTTTTTTGTAAATCATTCTATCAATCTCAAATCCAAACGCATGACGATTGAGCTTGTGCGCTGCAATTAAAGTGCTTCCACTTCCGGCAACAGGGTCTATTACTGTTTCGCCCTCATCCGTAAAAATTTTAATCAATTTTTTTAATAATGCAATAGGTTTTTGTGTCGGATGTAATTTCGGAGTTCCTTTTTTATCAAGTTCCCAGTCAATAACGTTAAAAACCATTTTACCGTTATTATTAAATTTCGGGAGCTTATCTCGATAAAAAAGTAGTCCATATTCACAATTACCAACGATTCGCATATTTGCTTTTAAAACTTGTGCTGAAAAGTTTTTGCGGAAAACTAAATTGATATAATTATTCAATCCATATCTTTTGGCTAACTCAATTAAAGAGAATTGTTGTTCAAATGAACAAAATAAAATCATTGCCGGTGCCTTACCCCTTTCTTTTGGTTCTTTAACTAACATTTTACTGCAAAAGTGCATAAATTCAGCAACGTTAAAATTTATGTCAGTATTAAAAAACTGTTTCCCCGCCAATTCGCTTTCACCCTTTTTATTATCGCCGTCAATATACCATGCCGGATTTGAACCGTAAGCATTATTTCCAACATTGTAGGGTATATCAGCAATAATCAGCTGGGCTTTCGGCAAATTGTAACTTTTAAAGTTTTGAAAATTATCTCTGATTAATTCAGCTTTTAAGTTTATTTTTCTCATGATTTTTATTCTTTCACAATTTCAAAATTCAACTTTTTTAAAATATCTTCGGTTGCAAAAAAGTAACTTTCATCAAATTCCTTTTTGCCTTTTTCGGTAACCATTATAATTTGAGATAAACTTTTCCGGTGTCGTTTTACTGCTTTTAAAACCGCCTCTGTTCGGTTTTTAGCCCTAACTGTTTTATTAAGTTCGCCAGATCGGACTTTGTATTTTGTTCTTTTAATAAAAAACGAAACATCATCATCTATTGAGTTAATGTGCATTACATAAGGTTTTTGTTTTGCAACTATTTTTCGTCCTCTTTTCCATTTTACGTGCTAAATTTCTAAATAAGTATTCATCATTAACTTTCGTGTTGTTAAGTAATTCAGGTGTTGTACCCCATTTTAAGAACGCAAAGAAAAAAAACGGGGTACAACAAAGTATAAACGCCATTAAAACGAGCGTTTATACAACCGTTACTTTTACTTCACATATATTTTTCATTTTTTTCATTTTTTTGCGATTCATTATACAATTCAACTGCTATTTGAGCATGTTCATACGTCTCAAATTCAGCAATAAGTTCTCCGTGAAAGTTCAGTACCTGCCACGAAGAAGTTGGCTTGTATGGTGGCACTACGAACCACCGCCAGTCGTTTTTAGTATTCTTTTGAGTTCTCATGTCGTAAATATCTATTTTTGGAGTTGTTAATAAATTTCTCTTAATTTTTTTAAGGCAATTTTCTCGTTTACTTTCCCCCATTCTGAAAACATAGACATTTCGCGTATTTGAAAATAATATTCATTTTTATATTTCGCTAAATAATATTTCCTATTTGCTTTTTTCCTCAACCTTCTCAATAGTTTTGTTTTCATAATTTTTAATTTTTAAAACGGTAAATCTCTAACTGCTTCTAAATCATCTTCTGATAAATTACCTTG